GCCAGCAACGTCTGACGCTGGTGGTGGGAGCAGCCTTCCACGCAAGCCAGCAGCGGGGCGTACCCCATCGTCAAACACTTCCGAAACTTGTGATGAGAATACCTCTAGCGGCGGTGGGGTACAGAAGCCCAAAAAGATTGCGTCTCCTCTTACAGAAGATCAGGAGATTGCAATGGCCCAAGACAGAGAATCTCTCAGAAGTTTGTATGTGAGAATGGGGCCTAAAGCGAAAGACTTTAATTATCTATTCACTAAACGTTTAAAGGAGTTAGAAGCTAATGGCTGATTACGACAACAATATGCGGGGCGTACTGTTCCCGAATGACAAGGGCGACAACCCAAAGCGTCCTGACATGACAGGCAATCTTGAAATCGAGGGTACGAAATACAGGGTATCTGCTTGGCAAAAAACTAGCCAAAAAGGCACTGATTTTCTGTCCTTCGTGGTTGAAGAGGACGATGGGTCACGTCGTGCGGCACCGCAGCAAAATGGTGCCAATAATGAGCCATTAAATGACAGCATCCCCTTTTAAGATCACCGTTGTAACTGATGGCCTCATTGTCCAGACGGATGATGAGGTCTATCGGGTGACGATGGACAAGGATGAAATGATGAAGCTGTCAACGGAGATACTGTTGATGCTTACACAGAAAATGCGCGACAAAAGCAGTATGAATGGTTCTGGATATGTGGCCGGGTAAGAAACGTACCAAAACAGTAACGGTGAAACGCACGGTCAGGCCGGGTACATGCAGCTTTTGTGGCAAGGGATTTGATTGGAACATAGACCCCGGCATTGTGAACGGGGCAAAAAAGGAGTTTTGTGGACATGAATGTTTTCGGGAAAATATTGAAAAAGTGGTTCGGCACGACTACGGCGAGGACTTTGACAGCCTCTGAGATTGAGGCACCAAAGCATCACTGCTTGCCGCCGATGGAGCGCATTATACGCGCTACATGCACAGTGACTGGCATTACTAGGAATGAGTTGCTGTCAGGTCGTAGGCCAGCAGAGTTTGTACATGCGCGGCATATCGCTATGTATCTGGCTCGTGAGTATACGACACTAAGCCTTCCTCAGATTGGTCGGGCGATGAACAAGGATCACACAACGGTTCATTACGTTGCTAATAAGATGGCAAAGCGTGGCCGTGGTGCAACCAAAGTGAATCGTGACCTTGCCGCTGTAAAGAAGGCCGCTGGGTTAGATGGCTGACGATTTCGTTAATCACCCACCGCATTACAAGCAGGGTGACATAGAGTGTATTGATGCTATAAAGGCTGCACTTGGAGATGGCTACAAATACTATCTTCAAGGCAGTATTATCAAGTATATCTGGAGATTTGAACATAAGCAGAATCCCGTTCAAGACTTACAGAAATCATCTTGGTATTTAGACAAACTTATAGCGGAAATACAGAATGGCGAGAACTAGGCATGTTGCCGTCAAATTTATTGGTCAAACTGTAGCCGGGCAAATCGGTGAACACATAGCAGCCGCCGCAATCTTACAGCAAGGTTGGGGCGTTGCTCTTGCCACTCAGGATTCTGTTGACTTAGTGGCTTGGAACAAGGACACCGGACAACGCCTTCTTATACAAGTAAAATCCGCTCAGATCAGTAGAAACAGTCGAAACAAATTAGAGTTTCAACTTGGCCTTGGCGGAAATAAACGCTTACCAACGCGCTATGATTTTGACATAATGGCTCTCGTTTCAAGCGAACAACGAGCGTGTTACTTTCTACCTGTAACAGCTATCAAACAGAAAAAGATGAATCGCAGCACTGGGTTTTTTGAGAACCCAGAGTTAGAAGCAGATTCTTGGCAAAAAGCAATAGAGGAACTTTATTATGAACCTACCAAACAGAAGACCTTGCGTGACCACAGACATTGGAGCCGGGCTGGCAGTGACAGTTAGCTTTCACCCGCATACAGGCGAGGCAGTTGAGGTATTTATGACTGGCCGTGGCAAGGCCAGCGACAACACACTTACTGAGGCACTGTACCAGTTAGGCGTAACGGCTTCTAAGCTGATGCAGGGCGAACATGATGAGGCTGAAGCAGTAGCATGAAACTAGACGTACTCAGGGACGAAATTACGGCTGATGAAGGCTGTAAATACGAGATATATTTCGATCATCTAGATCTGCCCACAATGGGTATCGGGCATTTAATTAAGGTCGAAGACCCTGAGTACGGTAGGCCTGTAGGCACCAAGATCACACAAGAACGTGTGCATCAGGCGTTTAATCTGGACATCCTCGTTACAATAGAAGACTGCCGCCGTCTGTATTCTGATTGGGATACATTCGGTGATGAGTTGCAGCACATCATTGCTAATATGATGTTTAATCTTGGCTATCCGCGTTTGGAGCGTTTTCGTAACATGCGAGAAGCTGTCAACGAAAAAGACTACGAAAAAGCGGCAGATGAAATGATAGACAGCAAGTGGTACACTCAGGTTCCGAATCGCGCAGAGCGGTTAGTGAAACGTATGAGAGAACTGGCTGATGGGTGAAGTAACAATGGAGCGGTTTCTTCGCTGGAAGATACTGCCCCGGCTAATGATGGTAGCCTTTACGTTAATGGCTTGGAACGTCTGTGACTGGTTTATGTCACTGGGCGTTGACGCAACAACACAACAAACAGCTTTCGTTAGCACCATAGTCGGAGCGGCTACTGGTGCTTTTGCTGTATGGATGGGACACGAAGCAAAATGATACAGGCACTGATAGGCCCGGTTACAGGGCTGCTGGACAAGTTTATCGAAGACAAAGACCAGAAGAACAAGCTGGCTCACGAACTGGCTACAATGGCCGACAAACACGCTCAAGAGCTTGCCAAGGGTCAGCTAGAGGTAAACAAGGTAGAGGCCGCTCACAGGTCGCTGTTCGTCGCTGGTTGGCGTCCTTTTATCGGCTGGACATGCGGCGTTGCTCTGATGGCGCATTTTGTGCTGTTTCCGGCTACTGACTTTGTTGTGGCTTATATGGGCTACGATATACCACCGATGCCAGCTTTTGATATGGAAAGCCTGATGACTGTGCTGCTTGGTATGCTGGGTCTGGGCGGTATGCGTAGCTTTGAGAAGATGAAGGGTGTGTCTAAGTAATGGCTAAAAAGAACTACATTAAAGAAGACGCAAAAGAACAGTACCCTGCATATACCAAAGCGTTCTGGACACGGCAAAAGTTTGGTGCTGCATCTGATGTGCGCTCTATCAGCGTGGAAGAATATATGAAAGAAAAACCCCCAGCCAAAGCCGGGGGTAAATCTTAATATTTATCTTTTCTTATCACCTTTAAGGTAGCCCTAGCTGACCTAATTATTGCCCATAGACCATTATCTATAGTGGCGTCCACGTTTGGCTCATCAGCCGCGTAGAACTCGCACCTAGAAACAAACTCATCCCAGTCATCTCCGGGCTTTGCGTCTATGTAGTAATGTGACTTTGTTTGCTTGATTATGTTTGGACTTTCAAACTCACTAACGCAATCACGGTGGTCATCGTAATACCTTTTAGGTATGCGAATTATTTCGCTCATTTTAGTCTCCCTAACAATGTTAAACAGCGAAGTCGTTTTCCGACTTAAAAATGATTCTACCATTTTTTGAATATTGTGTCAAGCACAGATTTACACACCAATAAGTGATGAACAAAAAAACCCCAGAGGCCAAGGGGAAACCTCTGGGGCGGAGTTAGGGAGGAATAGAAAAGCTATGAAAGGGAATAGCTTTCCTCTTTCCGTTCTACCCAACTCAACGCGGCGTTGCAAGCATTAAACGTCAATACTTCCACCAATTCGTTTTCGTCAAATATCTTTACTATGCACTCACCCATCGGGCTTGTCTGCTCAATCTCGTGCCGAATCCTTGGCTCCCACATAATTGTCTCCTAGTAAGTTACTCCTAACCATACTAGGCTGACCAATAACGTGGTTATTGTCAATATGAGTATGCCAGCGACAATTATCTCTATAACTTTACGGCGCATCTCTTGTTGCTTGTAAATAGCTTCCTGACGTTGCTTACGAATACGGCCTTCTAACTGTATCAGATCAGCCCACGCCTGTGGCCCATAACTCATATTCAGAAATGTCTTTAGCTCCTGACGCTGTGCTTCCAGCTTCTTCTTAGCAGCGTATGCCTGTAACGCCTCTTCCTCGACAGAGCCAGCCGCAAACAGTTTCTTGAACAGTGGCGGGTTCTTTGACTGCTTCTCAGCTTGGTCAACGTCACTAGCCATCTTCATCCAGCGCGATACATCGCCCATACAGGATTCAATGTCACGCCCGGCTGCAATCATATTCTTTATGGTGTTAAACGCCGCTGTAGCGCCAGCAACCGCCGCTGTAATGGTTACTGGCTCCATTTCGTCAGCCTTCCCGGTCTTAGCGGATTACACTTATATGACCGGGGCATGATCTTCCCTTCATGTATTTGGGCAATTTTGTTGCCCATCTCGTAGGCTCTACTTACGCATTGTTGTCTATCTTCATATGGGCCGCGTGTGTCGTGGTATTCCCAGCATTGCTCTGGGGACGCTACGCTACAAGCTAGGACGATTGCCTTGAACATCAGCCACGCCCTAATACCTTGTCGAGCTTGTCCTCGACGCGGTGCAGGGCTTCCATAACCTGACGCATGTCGTCACGCATTTCAGCCCGTGTGGCGTA